ACGCCAGCTCTGCATAGACATCAACAACTCTATTTGCCTCATCCATTTCCATATTAAAACCACGAGTAGCTGTTGTCATATAGTCGGCTGCATCAGCATAAGATGAACCAGCTATACGAGCCATTTTTAAAGTCTCTGTGGTTAAGCTCATAACATCTGCTTGATTTAATCCCTGTTGGTAATAGAGTTGTGTAATCTCATAAACGCCTTTTATACTTGTTCCATATTCCTTTGCCATAGCAGAATATGTCGGCATTTGTTTCCACAAGTCATCTTGCGAGAAATTCGTAACAATGGCAATTTCTGTAATTGCCTTATCCAATTCTCGAATATCATTTATCATTGTCCGAACTGCCGCTCGAACTTTATTCAATATAGCATAGAAACCAAGATAGCGGTTGACAACATTTGTCACCCCGTTCTTCAACTTCGCTTGCACTTGATCTAACTGGTCTATTTGCCTCTTTGCCTCATTAGACTGATTAGCCATCTGGCCAAAAGTCTCGCTCAAATTATCGGAAGTGCGGCCAGCATTTTGGGCATCCGTTATATATTGCTTTTGTGCATCAGAAAGCTGCTTTACACTCGTCTCAGCATTTTCATAAGTTTTTTTAATATCAGACTTTTCAAGCGCGTCTTGACTTTCTTTTTGCGCATTTTGCAATTCAATTTCTGCTGCATGAACATCTTCTACTTTTTGTTTAGAATCTTGACGTGATTTCTCTTGATTATCTGCTACTTTTTGTTTTCTATCTATCAAGTTCTGTTGTTTATTTATGCTTGTTTGAATTTGTTCCAGCCGCTTTTGATCTTCTTTTAATCTATTTTCTAATTCTTTCAATTCATCTTTTGCTGGCTGCAATTTATCCAATTCTGCTTTATAATTCTGTTCAATAATGGAAGTTTCTTTGCTTTTTTCTGCTTTTATCGCATCTTGTATAGCATTATTCAGTTCCTTAATTTTATCTTGCGACATGGCCATAACACTTTCTTTTGAAACACCTTGTATGCCAGCAGCAAGAGCTTGTTGAACCATGAAATCAGCTATACTCTCTTTATTTTCTTTAAAACCGCCACCGTTTGTAAAAACAGATGGCATATTTTCTTGCCTTTTGTCTGTTTTTGCATTAAATGCTTTACTAAGATTCTGCAACGGAGCAAGCCTGTTTTCATACGCCGCATTTATACGTTCTTCTTCGTCTGCACGTTTTTTCGCCGCTTCTGCTTCTTTTGTTGCAATTTCACTTTGTTTCGCATCAACATCAGAATGAAGTTGTGCATCAATCGCCATTTGTTTTTCTTTTTCTTCATTTAGTTCCTTCAATCTTGCGGTCATTTCTTCAATAGCTTTTTGAGAATCGGCCACTTTTTTTGCATAGTCTTCTTCACTTTTAGCCGCCGATTTTAATGCACGAGAAAGAGCCTGCTCCATTTCTTCATAAGAAGCGCTATCTAACACGCCTTCGCTATTTAAAATAGAAGAAAGATTTTTCTTGCCAGAAACAGCTTGAGAAAATAACTTGTTTCCTAAGTCATCATAATTCTTTTTGGCTTGCTCTAAATCCTTCCCTGCCTTATCCAGCTTATCTAAAAAACCATCTGGAAAAATCTTGTCGGTAAAATCCCCTCTGCCCAGTTTGGCATAAGAGCTATCGAAGTCGCCCATTACTCCCCTTAACTTCTCATAGCTCCTAACATACTTATCCACATCCGCTTGAGTGTGGAAAGCACCGCCAGCTAATTTAGCTGTATCTTCATATGCTTTATTTATAGCTTTTAATTCTCTTTCAAGTTCTTTATAACTTTTAGAGCCTACATCAACTTTGCTAAAAGCATCTGCTAATCTTTTTCTTTCATTATCAAGATTCTGCAACTGCAATTTAGCGTCGATAGAGATTGTTATCCCTTTATTCGCCATATCCATCACTCTCCTTTACTCAAAAATCCCCATCTATATCTTCCCCCAGACGGGTAATTTTCATTAACATACTCTTACTCTCCTCGGTTTTTTCTGGCATAGCTATGATGTTAAAGATGGAGGTCGTCGGGTCGGCACGCTCGCCGAGTCGCAAACTAATATCACTTACAATGCGCACTTTCGGCATGAAGATGATATTTGTCCTATTCAAACCCTCATTCTCATCCTTAGTGTAGAACTTTCCTTCCAGAGAAAATGTTCCATTAAATCTTTCCTTTTCTATCAAATAAACAAGCGCTTCTTTGCCATAACGATAGTAGTAGTCGAAAATATACTCCCTCGTGTCATCTCCCTCGGGCACGGTTATATGTTTTCCATTCACTTCAAATGCCACTTTTTTCTGCGGCACATCATAAACGAACTCAAAGCAGAACATACGTTTAGACACAGCAGGTTCTTCTGTTAAATCAAATCCGCCGCGCATCAGCTCGAACGGGCCTTCCACTTTCGGCACATAAACATTACCATCGCCACTTTCACCAAGCACTTTCGCACTCATAAGAATACCCATACTAACAGAGTTCATTACGCCCTCTGTCAGCGAAAAAGTCATCTCAGACCTATCCTCCCAAATTACATGAGGCATATTGCCCCAACCGCCGCGTGCCATAATGGGGCGATTCTGCTCGTTGAGCTGCGCCATAGATATGTTCTCGAAATACAGCACAGGTTCGCCAACTTCGATTTTGCGCATACCAAAGTCCATAGGCGTGTTGGCTTTCAGCACTACCTCATATAATTCTTTTGTTCCAAAATAATTGTCTTGCATAAACATTTCACCTCCTTGGGCGCAATAATCCCTAAATATAGGTAATGAGATTTGTAGGAAAATTACTAAAAGGGTACAAAAAAATAGGGCGGGAACCGTAGCTCCCGCCCATGTATGTTATAATTAGATATTATAACGAACCAGCTTCATCATTTCCTGTTCGCCCGCATCGTTGGTAGAACGGAGGACGTTCAGGGTCATGTCGAAGGTCGAAGGATCGCCTTCCTTTCCTATATTTCTATAAGCATAGACTATATCTTTTAATTTTGCACTTCATAAAGAAATATCATTCTTCATTACTCGATTTCTCGATAGTCGTTGAACCCTTTGAAACCAATCATTCCAAGGGCTGCTGATTGTCTTATTAGATTTCCAGCAATTCACAAAATTTTATGAGGCCAAAAGCGACTTAGCCTCAAGGGTCAAAGTAACAGAACTTTGCACTTTCATAATTTTTTCATTTTGCTTCGTTAAAACAAAATCACAACTCACAATCACTCGCGAGATAAGACTATATCTTCATCCGCATTTTCTTGCGGAGCACAGCACTTCTCTCCACTTGGAGATACTCCCTGATTTGGGATAGTCGTTGAACCATAGTTATCAAACCATAGCTGCTGATTATTTCCTGTTTCAAAGAAAGATTCCAGCAATTCACTGTGTTGATATTAACAATTTCTTGTCAAGCGGCCAAAATGCAATTAGCCTTGGGAATAACGAATTGGAAGGCTTCATCCTTACCAGTCTCTTCAGACCGCATAAAGGTTTCGCCAACCACTCTGTCAATTTTGTTATCGCTTCCTAAGCTTCTTATACTTTCGTATAAGTTCAGACTATATCTTCACTGAAAATCAGTGTCTCGCACTAACCCCAAGGAGTTTAGGAGTATTTAGTCGTTGAACCTTCCTTTTCAGGCTTGGCTGCTGATTGCCCAAATAGGGTGTCCCAGCAATTCACGAGATTGATTTGTTATGTTTTATTTCCCACAAGGTAATCCAGAGATTAAAATTCAAAACTACCGGGAAAAGTATTGGGAGAAATAGTAATCTCCACAGCGTTCTTCGCATTATCAGTGCCATCCACTTCCTCAGTCCAGAAGAAGCGCACACGATCACCGACAGCCGCTTCAAAAGTATTTTCGCCATCAACACTGCCGCGAACGCCAGTGGTCAGGTTCATGTAACGATACTCGGCAGGCAGGGTCAGGGTCGTGCCAGTCAGGTGATGCTTCAGCACAGGAGCGGTGTTTGCGGTCTTCACAGTACCTTCCTCAGTGAGGTGAACCGCAACCTTTTCGGCCGCAGAAGGCTCTTTAAGCTGACCACCCATCATGAAGCGAAGAGATTCCATGGAGATAAGGGCATCAGTCAGAGTAATGTTGATGTCCTTACCATCAATTATATTGCAATCGCACCTTTTACGATTTCTTGTATCCTCATACAAGTTTAGACTATATCATCATCCTTAACGGATGTTCCGTGCAGGAGAAAAAGGATTTTATTCTCTCATAGTCGTTGAACCTTCTATCCAGATAAAACCATTTGCTTGCGAAACCTCTCCATGAATGCATCGCGCGATTTGAACAACTGGTATATCAGTTTTCTTGTGCGCTTGCGAGATGGAGGGATATTCGGCAATTTTATTGTGATTTAAGTCATACTGAATAACAGGAATAGGCTTTTCAAAATGCTTTTTACTTTTTCTCAATTCCCTATAGTAGTGTAAATTGTTTTCGCGACCAGAAACCCATTCTAAATTGCTCGCCGCATTATTCAACTTATCACCATCAATATGGTTAATCATGGTTTTATTTTTCGGATTAAGATTCGGAACAAAATATTTAGCAACCAGTCGATGAATGTAAAATCTTCTTTGTTTTCCATTCTCAAACGTCAATTTTACAAAACGATAGCCGTTAGCAATACAGCCGCTCAAAATGTGCTTTATCTCCACATTCCGTACAAGTCCCGTATCGCTCACTTCATACATCTTGTTTTCATCTAAAATCTGCCAAATCATTTTTCCTCACCTTTTAGCTTGGCTGCTGATTGTCCAACCAGATAAGTTTTTTGACATTCGCACTTGTCTTCTCAAACTATGCTGTAGTCTTTCTGGATTAAGGATTTTCCAGCAATTCACGGAATTATTTACTCTCGTCTATTAAACGAAAGGGGGCCTATGGTAATTTCAGTCCCATGAGACAAGTCGAGGATTCGGGTTATGTTCCGTTTGACGCGCTACCATCAAACGCGCTTTAAGCTGCTTTAACTTTCATTAAAGTTCAGACTATATCTTCTTTGTCTTCCATTTCACGGCGCTCGCCGCTAAATGTTAGTCGTTGAACCTTCAAATGGATATGCTCAACTCCATTTGCTTGGCTGCTGATTGTCTAATTTTAACCTTTTCAAACATTCACGCTCATTTTTGCAAATCACGTTGTAGTGGTTAAAACTTAAAGAGTTCCCAGCAATTAGAAAGATTTTTTAATGGAGCAATCCTAATCTACCCCATCCGCCGCGAGCGTCAGCCGTCTCTGCTGTCTGCTCGATGGTGGAAACTTTTAGGCTGTCCAAAAACAGCACAATATCTCCTTCCTTAATGTTATTCTTTGGTTCAGCGGCCAGAGCCTCAAACTGCACGTTGGCCACTTCCTTAATCAATCTTGTTATGTTGCACCGATAAACAACTTCTTATGCTTTCGCACAAGTTCAGACTATATCTTCATCCGCTTTCGCGGCGTCTCGCGCTAATGAAGTCGGTTTTTCTTCACATTTAGTCGTTGAACCAGCCATTCACTGGCTGCTGATTGTCCCGAAGGAGTTCCCAGCAATTCACGAGATTTCAATTAGAAATTACTTTCTAACGTGGCATTAAGTCCATACCATACTTTTCAAAAATGTTAATTGCCATAGAGATATACCTCCAATCAAATTAAGTTAGTCAGATTTGTCTTCACTGGATATAGCTTTTATCCAATGTTTAAGCTGAGACTTCTTAATTTTAGCGCCAGCTAATGCCGCGCGCTGATTTATATCAAACGTTTCGTGCCACCCCATACGTTTTACTTGGTCGCGAAACGAATAATATGTAATGTTCCAAATGTTCTCCATATTCAGGCCGCAATTTCCAAAAGGTAAACTACCTATCAAGTCCGACAATTCAATGCCGTCGCCCGCACTGGATTGAGAGTTTTTCTTCGCTTTCGCTTTCGCCACTCTCTCCCGATTTCGCATCATCTGCTTCTTCAGTGCCTTAACGGCGGGACTGTCATCCTTGTACACAATAATTTCCTTTTCATCAATTTCCACAAAGCACATCCTCTTAATCAATCTGCGGAAATCAAAGAATTGCTCTTCACCCATCACGCGTCCTTCGTCCAAATTGCCGAAAACAATTTGCGCTGGCTCAATGGAAAAAACCACATCATCGCCAGTGAAAAACTTGAACGCTTCCTTAGCAATCCTGTTAACATCTTCATCGGCTTGACAAATCAGCAAGAAATACTGAAATGTAGTAAGCTCATCAATCAGCTTCCCCATCTCACTATCCTCATCCACGAGCGGCTTTTCGGTCATCAACACCTGTATATATTTGCCAAAGTTCCCATATCCAACATCAACAACTTCGCCAAGTTTAGGAGAACGTATGACGCAAATGTCCTCAAAAAGAAGCGGGCTTCCTTTTTGAAACTTCAGCACCATGTCATCAGTTAAATTCATTTATCTTGTATCTCATCGAGTAGCCGCCAATTTGCGGCGATAGCGTCAGAGCGTCCGCGCGATAGAACTGCAAATTGCCTATGCCCGCCATTTTTGCCTGATTGAACATAGTATCAACTTCCTGCATGATGAGATAAGGCCGCAGAGATTGTTCATCCAACAGCCACTCATCGTAAGGGCACGCTATGTCAAAACGCACGGTAGACACCTTAAACTCTGGGTTCATCTGATTCACCACAAAGTCATCAAAAATGGCCGTAATGTAGCTCATCTTTTCATTCGAGCCATCATAAATCTTTGGTATAATCAAAATCTGCTTGTTTATCAGTTCCGTGCCGTCCACATCTTCCAATTCCTCAGAAAATGGGCTGCGCACCTGATATTTCAGCAGACGGCAAATGCGCTGATTTGACACCAACTTATTCGCAATGCGGAAGGTATTTTCGCCCATAACCGCAAAGCGTCTTTGTGTAATTTGTTCTGCCATATCATCTCACCGCCTTACCAAAGTGGCACAACTTTAATCGTCTTTGTGTAAATCTTCCCGCCATACTCGGCAGTCAAGACAAAACTGCCAAGTTTATTCTTTCCATTGGCGTGAATGACGCACTTGCTACCTTCCACCCGTTGAATGGTTACGAGCGTATCGGTATCAACGGAGAAGCTAACTCTGTCCAACTCATCCGAGCTAACCAGCTCGTAAGTTGCCATGCGGTCAAGTTTAATGCTATCATTGCCCTTGATGTAGGCAATGAATTGCTGCGGCACACCAATTTCTATTTCGGCTTCCCTATATATGTCGGGAAGTGTTCGTAATTGTAGTCGGATTTTAGTGATTCCTTCTGTGAGAGCCGTCAATTTTCCATTAATATATTTTACCATCTTCTTATCCAGAGGTACAATGTCAATGTCAACTGGCGTGGGCGAACCATTTTTCATAACCGTATAAATCGGCACAATTTCATCACCCACCGCAAATGTTTGCGGCCCTTCGGGAAGGACAAACTCATATTTCGCCATCTTATCCAGATCGGCTATGTCATTCTTCACATCATCTGTGATAGAGTTAATCTTTTCTTCTGTCATGGAAATATACATTATTCCCGGCACACTGGTGTGGTCATATTCAACCACATACCAGCCTTCTTCTTCTATAATGAAACGTGTTAGTCTGTTTATGTCTCTGCGCGGGACAAGCGCTTCAAGATATTTATTGGGCTGAGGCGTAATTCGTTTGGACTATATCTTCTAATTTACTACTTCAAGCTAATGCTTTACTTGCTTCCGCAATAGTCTCTGAACCTTATGAAATAATCATTTCGGCTGCTGATGATGTTGAAAACATTTTCCAGCAATTCTGTAATTTTTACCAGCCCAATTATGCCTTAGGCTGTTCCACAAACGGCTTTAACCATTTAGACTATATCTTATCCCTTGCGGGCGCTACCACTTCGGTTTACTAACCTACATACTTCCGTATTAGTCGTTGAACTCTGTTGTTTTACACAACATTAGCTGCTGATTACACTAAAGCGCTTCCCAGCAATTCAATAGCATTTGACAAAATTGTTTCCAATTAAGGAACCTGAAAGTCAAGTTCTAAAATTCTCTTTAACCTTACTATCCATAGAGCTAACAACATAGCTCCAAGACTGTTGTAAATGCCCCTCACTATCTATCCACTTAATCAAATAATTACATCTAATAATGCTAAAAGTTTGATGTGTCTCGCGCACCTTTTTCTCTTTCGAGAAGATAATCCACTTCTCTCTGTCCCAATTCACTATGTCCCCAATTTCCACTGGAATATCTATGGCCACATTCAACAGCATTATCTTCGACTGTTCCTTGTCTTTATTCGTCAAAATAATGCCGTCGAAATACAGCCCTCTTTCTACCGACAGTTGCCGAACAGTGTTAGGAGAATCTTTCAGCCATCTTTCAAATGAGCGAATGCCCGCGTTTTTCGCAATTTCCGCGACATTTTCGCCCATGTGATTTACACGACTGAAGTAAGTCTCAATATAACTCATTGCTCTATATCTCCGACGAGGTTCATGCACTCAAATATTGTTTTCCTAAAATACTCATAGGATAAATATCTAAGCGATTGCAATTTCGCCAACAAAGCCCAATAATTTATACTGCGCTCTTCTGGTTCTAAACCTCTAATTTCAATCACAATGGTATCTAAAAACTTCTCCCACTCACCATTCTTTTCCTTCTCGCACAGCAAACCATAAAGACGCCCTTTAAGTTTACTTTTATAACCTTCAAGAGTAGCGTCTGACATTTTTCTTACCTGCAAGCAGCTTAAACTCTTTTGCGGGGCGCTTATTGCGGGAACGGTCATAAACGCCTTCCGCAGTATGCACTTCATCCGCAATGGCGGCTTCAAGTTTGATTAGTTTGTCAAGATGGTTCGCTTGGGAGAAGTCACGCAAGCTCATGTTATCTCTACATCTCTGCAAAGCTCAGAACATATCTTCACCCACACGGTGTTGCCTCTTTGTTCGTTGAACCTTTCCTTTCGGACTTGGCTGCTGATTGTCTAATGCTTCATTTTTTCAACTTTCACGTTCAGTCCTGCACGAACTCACGCAGTAGCATGAAACATTAACAGAGTTCCCAGCAATTTAAGCAATAATACTAATGTGCTTTTCAGCACAAAACGACCGTCATTTAATCAGCATACAACTGTCTAATATTTTCCCAGCTTGCGACACACCTTTTCACCCACTCATGCTTCATATAAAGCGCAAGCAACTGTATCTCATCTTGGGACAAATCAGATACAAAACGCCAGCAAAAAGTTTTGTCGCAATCATCATCAGGATTGGGGTCATAATATTCTTTTTCCAGACTAACTCGCGGATATTTGAACCTAAAAATTGCCATGTCCAATAACTGCTGCCAGTCTCGTTCAACTATGCACATGTCCTCTTCAACAGTCCACTCATCCGCCGTAATTCTGGCAAGAAAAGCTTCATAGACTTTTAGAAAAGGAGTAGCCATAAATTAAGCCTTCGCCTCGGCTTGATGCTTGAAGTTAATAGCCTCAATAACATCAAAGCCCTTGCAATATTTTTTAATCAGTTCAGCGAAAGTGGCATCGGTGACGCCCATGGCAACAGCCGTCTCCGTAATGTTATCCTTGGTGGCCATAGAAGCCTTCTTAATCAACTTCGTAAAGCCCTCATAATCCTTATCTTCAAACATTTTCTTAACCTTATCAACTTCAGCCACAACAGTGGTCTTAGCTTCTTCAGGCATCTTATCTGCTTCCAGCCCCTCAAGTTTAATAAAGCCACCAGCAATTAGGGCCTGAAAACCGGGGTCGAAGCTCAAATCTTCATACTCTTTCTTTTCCAGTCGTACTACACGGCCGGGAACCAAATCACGTCGAAAGCTAATTTCAGGCACGGACACTACCACAGTAGCGGTGCTAACATTCTTAATGGTAATCATAAAAATTCATTCCTCCTTTTAACTCAAAAAGTGGGGGTGAAGTCAAACACCCCACCCCCACAATTCTAATGTCCATTAGGGCATCTCAATATTTAGACCATTATTAAAATCAGACCAACCGCCAGCGGCAATACCAGCATTGTAGTAAATGCCCCAGTAGTTGGGTGTATTCACCATAGCCACGCCGAACTTCTTGTAGCCTTGCAGTTCGCGGCCATTATCGCGGTCATCCCACTCACGGAAATAGGCATCGCCTTCCATGCAAACCTTGACCAGCTTCTCCTTACCAGCGGGCAGGACGAAAGCGAAGCAAGGATTGGTGACCAGCTTAGTGTTAGTCTCATCAGTGAAGCTCTGAGGCATGACAACGATAGGAGTGCCGAAGAACTTGCCGATATAGCCGCGCTCACGCACTTCCATCATATCTGTATCAGACAGCTTAGTGGTATTATTCGCAACCAGATAGTTGGCCATCTCAGAAGCGAACTCACGAGAACAATAGATAATTGGAGAGCCATAAGCAGAAACAGTGTTACACAGCTTACGCATCGCGGAAGCATCGAAGGCAGAAACCGCAACCTTGTTAGCGGCGGGACGACCAGCCATGTTCCAAGAATTCAGCAGACACTCCTGAATCATCTTATACAGCTCTTCAATAATACCATCCATGATAACTTCATAGCCATAGGTCAGGTCTTCAAGACCTTCCAGATAGCGCTCGAAATCAATGCGCATCGCGCCGCCGACAGCGACGGGATATACATCAAAACGATCACGGTCAAGACGGAAAGTCTCATATAGACCACTCTCAGTAGCGCGGGTAACAAACTGCTTTGCGCGCTGCTTGCCCTTAATCACACGGAACTCGCAACGAGTGCCGTTAGGAACCTGAATAACCTCGGCAAACATACCGACGCTATCAATAACCTTTTGGGGCAGAATCTCATCCAGATTCTCCGCAAGCAGGTCAAATACATCATACTTATTGCGCTCCCACTGGCTACGAGTGCCAACGAACTTCTTCAGCTCGTCATACAGAGCAGCGCGGTAATCATAATTCTCAGCGGCGAATTCCGCAGGAACTTTTAGGCCCAGATCGGCCTTCATCAGAACAGATAGATTCTTAATATCCATATTCCCTTACCTCCCATTACAGACGAATGATCTCGTATTTCACGCCACGTTCGCCGTTAGGAACGGTGTAGAACTTAACCACACGGGCCACAGTGCCAGTAGCAGGCATAGTGGCAGTCAGCTTTGGCACGGGAGAACCGGCCACAGGCACGACATACACAGGAGTGGTCTGGCAAGCATCCAGAGCCGCAAACAGAGTAGCTTCATCAGCGTACTCACCCTCATCATATTGCAGGCAATTTGTAGTAACCTTATCGCCGATGGAGAAAATACCAACGCGGGGATAGTCGCCAGCAACCTTGCGGCCAAAGCGCTTCAGACCCACGTGATACGCATCGTACTCTTTCTCAGTGGTATACACAATGCCGATAGGCTCAGTGACATCAGCCACAGACTTCACAACACCATTGGCGGTCATGGCGCTAACCCACATACCATTCTCGCAAGGCGCGTCAGCGGTAAATTCCTCGCCCAGAGGGGTCTGGGAAATAATATTGCCAATCTTGGGGAACTTGCACTGATTTAGTTCCAGAGAGGCATACAGTTCAAGTGGAAATCTCTTCATAATAACCTAACCTCCGATTACTTCCTATATTTAGCCATCATTTTGCTAAAACTGGTTTGTTCTTCTTCAATCACTGGAATACGTTCGGCTTTCTTGTCCTCATCCTTCTTGCTCTCGCTCATAACCTTGCGCGCGAAGACAACAGCCAGCTCTTTTTCCAGATCGCTATAAGCGAAACTCTCCATGTTCTCCCTAATAGGAGCCATCTCGTCTTCGCTCAGGCTCTCGGCATAACTATCAACCAGAGCCTGCTTTTTCACATCCTCAACGGCCTTCATCTTTGCTTCATATTCCGCAATTTTTTCATCGGCCACTTTCAGACGCTCATTCAGTTCATTGATAGTCTTCTCAAATTCCACGCGAGCAATTTCATACTCGCTCTTTTCCTTCTCAAAACCATCAATTTTTTCCTTAGCTTCCTTTAATTCTGTCTCAATATTCGCAAAATTTAGCTGCAATTCATCAAAATCTTGCTTAATTTTCTCATATTCGGCCGCAAAGTCAACTACTGGCTCTTCAACTTCTTTCTGCTCAGTCTCAACTTCCGCCGCAGGCTCATCAACCTTGACTTCGGGTTCAGCAACTTCTACCTTCTCCTCCTCAAAGTTCTCAACCTGCTTCACTTCCTTCTCATCCATGTCCATTTTCCCTCCTTCCTTACTTTCAGCTTCTCTCACCCTTTCAAGAAGGAGAGAAAACCTGTCGAACCGACTTTCATTTTCAGAAAAAAATGCAGCGCCCTGAAAACAAGGCTCAACGTTTTTCCCCAATACAGTGAATCCTTTCATTTTCGCAGTCTTATACACGAAATACTCTTTTCCGTCATCCATTTGCACCCAGTCGCCACTAATTGAGTTGACATCCAACTCCATAGATTGTGGATTTCCAACAATTCTATTCGCGGCCGCGAAATAATTTGTATGTAGAACGACGCCAAAAGTAGCGTATTCGCGTTCCACACCATCTGCATCCAAATGCTTCTCCCATCCCTCAAACTTATCACAGTACCCATAGGCACACGCTAAATCTTCCGGCACGTGAGAAGTAAAGTCATCGGCTTCCTTATCAAAGAAACCAACAATCGGGACGTGAGTTTCCACCGCAGTAGTTATCAGCCTATCAGCCGTAGCCTCATCGATATAGCTGCCATTTCTATTCCGAAACTTAGTGAACACTCTCACCTTAGTTCTACCCACATCCGCTAATTCCTCTGAAATCGGTTCAAGAGGGGCTACAATGGACACATCGCTAAACACCCACGGTATTTGACGTTCCATACTTACTTACCCTCCACGTTTTGTACAGTTTTTTCTGACTTTTCCGTATCATCTTTTGGCGGCCTGCCACCAGAAGAACTGCTGCTAACAATATCTTTGCCGCTACTCGTATAAGTGCTCTGCAACGGAATCATCTTTTCCGTCATACCCAGCATATCATTTTCAAACGTCATCAGGCTAATCTGATTAACCTGTTTCACGCCCATAGCAACGCCAGCGTACATCTTCGAGTACCCATATTGAGCGCCCCTAAAATACTGCTCCTGCATTTCCTTCCTATTAAAAATAGTAGTCGGCAAAATAGTGAAATCAAACTCCACACCATTCTTCCCGTATCTCCTATTTATCTGATACTTCAGCCAAGCCGCATACAAGTTATTAACATTCCCTATCAATGCCTCTTCTTTCTTAATCGCATAAGGCAAACTGGAACTGCCATCAGGGTTAAATAACAAAGCCGCAATACCGACTTCATCATACGCATTATCCTTATATTTCGTAATTCTGTCCGAAGATTGCGAAGCCGCCGTAGAGTCCTGCACGCTCTTCAAAGAAGTCTCGCCGAAAGTCGTCAGAACGTCAATCGTATCTCTATCTTGCAACATCTCCGCCACAGAGGCGTGTAAATCGGCCACTTCATCCAGTTGGAAAACCAACTGTCCCTTACTATCAATCGGCATCTGTTGAATTAGCAGCTTTCCTAATTCATCTTCATCGCGCTTGGCTTCGCGCTCAACAGCGTCATCCAGTTCGCGGATAGACGGAATACTCGCAACAAGAATGGGGGTCTTGTCTCCAAAGGAGAAGCTCATACCGCCAATCTCCGCCCCTATTTCAACCCATTGAACATTGCTCGCACGATTTTTCCAACGATAGTACGCTTTCCTCACATCGCTCGGAAAACTATCAAGTGCCTCTTTCCTGTCTCCCTCATTAGCAATTCCATCAAAATAGGCAACATTAAATTCCAATATGTCAAGGCCGTGTGCATCCTTAAACCGTGTCCTACAAAAAGCCAGCGGCAAATCCTGCACTACAAACCCTTCGTCTGTCTCCCTGAGCACGCCATTGTAAACTCCCGACAATAACAATTCCCTCGTTATCCTCGCAAAATTAACCGGCACATTCAGATCATCGACAAACTTACAGGCCGCATTAAATGCCTTAACAACTTTACTTTTTACCCCTTTTCCTTCGCCCGTAAACAGCGGCGTTACCACAGTATCATACAGCGACATATTAGCTCGCAAATCAATCGCGTTCCTATATATGCCGCTAATCCTGTAATAATACCTGCTCAACTCCCTCAGAGCATCCACATTACCGCTGTTTATCAAATCAACAATTTCCTCATAAGAATAGTCATGACGAACAGGACTATTTCTATGAGCGCTATATCGAGAATAGGAGCCGTCAGGCGAAACTAATGTCCTCAATGCCTGCCTAAACTCCGCTGCTCCTTTTTTACCATCCAAGCTCATCACCCTCTCCTACGCGGACTAAAGAAGGCTAATTTCCCCTTAAAGTTCCTCCGTCTCGACCGAAGCATCTTATCCTCATAATATTTCACTCTCCACAGCCCGTATTCCACGCTGGAAACTCTGTCCTTCGGAGTAGACTTACTAATCTGCTCAACCTTAATATCGCCAACAGAAGTTCCCGGCTTCAATTTCAAATTATTCATCTCATCTATAAGCCGCGAGGTCATCTCATAAGGTAGAAGAAATACCCTTCTATCATATAAAGTCATAGCTTGTCCTTTTTTTGTGGCGAGTAATTTAGATTTTATTACTTGTTCACTCGCCAGAAGCGACACAAAACCGCTACAGAACCTTGAATACATATTACTCAGCATTTCCCCTTCCACACTGCCATTGCTCTTCATCTCATAAATAATCGCGTTCAATTCCGGCCACGGTTCCTCCCCCCCTACCTTCTTATTAGGCGGTAAATGAGAATCCAAATTAAACGCATAGTAAGGCGGGAACTTCTCTCCCGTTTCAGGATCAAATGTCTCCAAAACCATAGCATCCATGAGACCAACACCTACAATTCCATCTTCGCCTTTCAGCGCAGTTTAGACTATATCTTCAAACATTCTCATTTCGACACATTTCCCCATGTCTACTGGTTTTCACCATAGTCGTTGAACGGCAGCACGACACTGCCGCTGCGGATTGCGAATTCCACATCCGCGTCCTCGCAATTAAAAAACTTTTACACGGACTAAGCATCAACCAACCCATCCGTTCGCATCAATAACCACTTCACGCGGCTTAAACAACCCAATCAACCTCTTAATTCGCGGCGCTTGCTGTGTAATAAAGTTCTCCCCATGTACCACTTCCATGTAAACCAACTTGCTCTGCAAATGATCTTCATAAGGCATCACCTTGAACACGCTCAAAACCGTATTACATCTCAATCTACCAATATCACAACTGATAATGTAAAAACAACCAGTCATGCTATTGTTCAACTTGTTCTCTCTTTCGCACCTCAGCAAAGTTCTTCTTCTCATCAACATATCACTATCAAACCATGCTTCCGAACTGTTTCCCGTCCAAATACTCAAATACTCTCTCGCAAAAGAAGCACTGGAAACTGTACTCGACAATCTCGCCGTATCAATCTTCGCTTGTGTCATTAAACCGTCATGCACTGGAACTCTGTAATCCATCATTTTCTACTCCTTTTCTCAAAGCAGGTTAGACTATCTTTTCTTCTGCTCGTAGCAGAAGTGTTTCTTTCAGCACGCCTCCACATACCTACTGGCATCACACCATAGTCGTTGAACCTGTACCCCCACAGGTGCTGATTGCGCATTGCCACAGCGCCCACAAATTACTCCGCAGACGCTATACGATTTCTCTTCCTCGTTTTTAGCGCTTCCCAGCTTTCTAAAACACTCATCCATTTCCTTCGCAGAAAAAGTGGGCATGAAAATCTACCCATGATAAAACTTTCATTCGGTTTAACAACACTATTCACAATAATCTCCAGTAACTTAGAATACATAAAACAAGTTTTCTCACTTGCTGTCGTAATATACACACTCTGACCATGAGGTGCTGTATCATTCAATGTTCCATCTGGCTCACGCCTATCAATCGTCATCATAGGTTGCAAAATTTCGTTATGGGACAGCTCATCTATTTTCGCGCTTTCTTCATACACAATACTGTGCTCTCTCAAACCTCTACTATTATCCTTACTAATAACCGTCAAAATGCTCCCATTCTTAAACAGCAACTCATAATAGTCATTAGATTTCTTTTGACCTTGTTCGCCGTCATCCGCTCTTGTTTTCAATTCAAATCTTAGCAACGGCCAATGCTCAAAAATCTCATTAAACTTCGCCTTTGCTGTCGTAATAACCGTCTGCTTCACATCGGCCACAATGCACATTTTCAACCCCGGATTAAATGCGCATCTCAAGAACCCGCCCAAATAAATGCTAAAACTTTTACTCGTGCCACGCGTAGCCGTGATGCTAACCGTCTTATATCGCGCCATGGCCCTCAAAAAAACTCTCTGATAAGGATACAGATGAAAATTCTTATCCTCCTCATCGTCATGAATGGCATCCAAGTACGCATCAGGATATAACGCCCAGTACTCCAACCACTTCCTTATATCATCTCCCCACTCATCTACCATCCATTGACTCAACACAACTCCCTTATCTATCTCCCCTCTATCATATACCACCTACATCCTCCTCCTCGATTCCAATCCCATCATCTTCATATTCTGCACTAACCGCAGTCTGTACATCATAATCCTTTTCACTCTCCTCCAACTGAGCAGACAAATTATACGCTTCTTTCTTCTCTTCTACCATCTCGCCCAAACTTCCCTCATTCATAACCACTCTTCTCAAATAATTCTGGTCATTCTTCATCAAAAAGTCAATGCTATCCTTGGGTTCTTGATGATAATTCACCTTGAAACCCTTCTTTCCATAATACACCATCAATTCTCCAATACTCTCAAACGCCGAAGCGGTCTTACTATTATTCGCGGTAAAGTTCGCAATCTTAATCGTATCATTCCGCGCATCCATCAACTTCTTAACATCTTCACCACTCCGCAACCCCTTCTTAATTTGCAACTCAATCTCACACAAGTCCTTCGCATATTCTTCCAAAATCGGCGTACTCACATTCTGCGTAGCCTTAATATGCTCATAGTACCCATCCAGCCACATCAATTCTTCCCAACTATATCCCGCCGACCAACGCTCATGGAGCTTCTTCTCTCTATCTTCCTTAAAAGCTTCTATCTCATCCTCTTCCCTCTTTTCATCCCTTATTCTCTTCCATCTCTCATTTTCCTCTTTCCAAGTCCTCCCTTCATATCTCCCATCATACAACTGATTAAAATACGCCCGCAAAACACCCCTACCCCCTTTTTTACTCCCTCTCCTTACATTCATCAGCAAATTCACATCAAAAGGCACATCGAGCCATCGCATCAACCCATTCATTTCATCCAAGTCATCCACATTCACCATTTTCTCTAAACAATCCAAGCACAAATAACTTCTGCCCCCCGGCAGGAACACACTACCACTTTTCACAAACTCCACATCTTCTTTCTCATTCCTACACTTAGCACACTTAATCATTCACGTATCTCCCCCTCTTATAGCCAGCACATTCTAAACATTTTCCGCCCAAATTATTCACCCCACTGTAGTCATAGGCAAAAAACAGACCAGAGCGTGGGAACTTCTTTCCACAACGGCAGCACCGCTTCTTTTTCCAATCAGGTGTTTCCACAATCATTCTGCATTTTTTCGCTTCAATAGCAATTAAATGCGGTATCTTTCTAATGCAAATGTCCCTCGCAGAAGTATCAACATAGTGCTTCCCGTATATCCTCTCCACGTTGTCCACAATTTCCCCACAATCCATGCCCGCAAGATAGTGCTCAAAAATCCAACGCCATTCAGGTGCGAGATCGAGTCTATTGACATATCGCTGGAAATCAAGGACGAGCGTTTTAGCCCATGTCCACAGTTTGTTGTGGCACATTTGTTCAATATCCCAATAGTATCGTATCAGCTTGCGCACATGATTTTCATCTTCCCAGTCGAAAGTATGATAGCGCACGTGCCATTTTACTTCCGTTTCGCCAGTCCATGAGTTGATTCTCGTCTCATAGTGGGACAAATCTTCATCAATAGGTAGCAGACTTGCGGCAATTTTACGCTTCCATTCGTCTAAAGTCATCCAATATTCGGAATCGCTGTCCCAGTCGATGAATTGCTGGCCAGCATGAGAAGCACCGCCTTTTTGCGGATTAGCTTTGTAGGACGGCTTGTAGGCTTCTTTGAGAAGATACTGGTCGAAACGAAGCTGGAATATTTGGTGTTTGAGTTTGTACTTGGAGAAATTGCTTTCTTGCTCGCCGCCCTTCATGGAGAGCATAAGTTCTGTGAGGCGGTCGATGGATTCCCAGAGTTGTGTCATACCGGGAATAGATGCATCTTCATCGCGGTAGATGGCAGGTTTAGCTTTGATGTAGTTGCGTTTTTCGTTGAGAGAGATAAGTGTGGTCGTATCGAATGTGGATGATTCGAGAAGAGAATCGAGAGACAGCGGTGCGGAACGACGATAAGAGCTATAACGCGTTTTTTCGTCAAAACACCGCCCTTGTTCAAATACACTGGTATCATCTGGTGTTTTACCATATAGAATGTAAGTTGCAGCAGATTCTAAATCAGATTGAGATAGAGTATTTGGGTCAATTTCTGCAAAAATATTTTTAACGCTTTCTACGCGATCTTTATCAAATTGTATAGTTCTGTCTAAATTAAGCATGGCAAATTACCTCCTTTGCCGTTATTGTTAATACTATTATAACATACTTTGTGCAATTTGTCAAGTAGAAGCGTTTCAAAATTTTAAGTTTGCAGGAAATTTTCCACGTGGCGACTATCTGAAAAACGGCATGGGCGGCAAGCCCAGAGCTATGCCCCTGGTATGTTATATCTCGGTTAAATGTATTTGAAAAAGATAAGAACATGAACAATAAACAAAAAAAGTCGCCGGATTATTCGGAAAAAATAGCGGCGGAATATGACAAAAAAGCGGCGAAAATATGAAAAAAGTTTGACAAAAAACAGCTCGAAAAACGAACAGACGTATTTTTAGCGCAAAAAGCGAACAGATGAACGACAAATAGCAGGAAAACGGCCGTTTTTTTGCGCGGTCTGTACAGAAAAACGCCTATATAATTTGTAAGAATTGTCAATAGATATTTTGCGCGCGATTTGGTATTATATAGGTGTCGGGGGGCGATAAGCCAAACGGCGATGGACCTTGACAACTTAATAAGGCAAGACATAAAAAACCCCTTAAGGATCATTATAGCCAATCGCGCGACGACGGCGCGCGCATACGCACGCAAGAGCCGAACGGATAATGATCTGTATGGATACATAACGACAACCGGCGCGCGTATGCGCGCGCAAAAGAAGAAGGGAGATTATATAATATGTACCTGGATGGCATTGGCGATATTTGCGTCGAGACAATCCCCAACGGATTGCGCCCTAGTTGCTTTGGCGGACGCGCAAATGCAAAGACCTTAACCCAAGCACATGCGATTAACGCAGACGCGGTTGGCAATATCCTAGGATATATCAACACACAAACTAACACCCCTGCACAAGTGTGGTGCTGCGGCGTCGGCAGGAAAAATAGTAATACGCTGTTTATTGTTATCCCCGTTGAGATTATCCGCAGGGCGGCGCAGTCCTCGATCGCCTCTCTGATTTGGGACGACGCAAAAAAGAACGAAAAGGCGGGACGCATTGCAGATAAAAAAATTCCGCGCTTAATGCCGAGCGGATTATCTACTGCGCTCACCGGTCTCCAGCGTATCGGCGTAAAGACAGAGACGCTATTATCAGGTGTGGCGCGCGTTAAATATTCCGCCCTTGCCAAAGGGCGGAACAACACGCGCTCTACGGCGGCCGAAAAGCTTGCCGAAGAGTGGCTAAAATCGTTCGAGAGTGTTGACGCCTCCCGCACGCGCTGGACCGGCGAAAACAATGGAGGCGGATACGACTACAAGACAGGCGGCGGACGCCAAGCGCAAATGCATTACAACGCGGATATCCATCTTGTTTTTCAAGATGGGACTACTGCCAATCTCGAATGCAAAAATCAATATGCCCGCATGATTTGTCCCAAGAACGCACGTGCGGAATACGGCCTCGAATAGTATCAAGCGCCCGGCCGTCAATAACGGCGGCCGGGTACAATGTGGATAGCGCGCCAAAGGCGCGCGGAGGGAGGAAAAAAGAATGAAGTGGGAAAAGTGGCAAAAGAAACTGCGGAACGAGTTTCGAGTTGAACGGCGCTTTTACGCGCGCCGCGCCGGTGACGGGTTTAAGCGCAATCGGCGTAGCCGCATGTGGAGCAAGGCAGCGCGCAAGGTATACCACACAAAGTAATCCACAACAGGCGTCCGCCGTCAATAACGGCGGCCGGGTACAATGTGGATAAAGCGGCCCAAAGGGG